TGTTTGCTAACTAAATAGAAAGCAAGCGCTGCAATGAAACCATTTTTCCCAGCACCACGGCCCATCAAAATTAAAAACTCATTAAACACAAGCGTTCCGTCATCATAAAACAAACCTACACAGCAAGCCAAAATAAAATCTTGATGTGGTAATAATTCAAACGGAAAATACCTTTCAATAAATTCTTTTGCTTCTGTAATTTCATCATGATTGATAACAATGTTGTTTTGGCTGAGTTTCTTCTTTAGAAGTCCCATTAATAGTTTGACTTCTTTCGATGACTTCACCTGGCCGCTTTCGACCATATTTATATAGTTATCAATATAGGGATGATACTTATAATTCGTCATCGTCATCACCTGTATTTGGATTTTGCAAATTCATCTTTTTAATTAACTCTGTCATACTACGAATAGTTTCCCGGTATTCCTTTCCGGCTGGATTAGGTTTAATTCCTTTTTGCCCTCCACCGTTATCCCATGTAACCATACGTTCTTTCTTCCATTCTCTTTCCAATGCTTTTGATGCATCCCACAATGCCATGTATTTATCGACCAAATCAATGTACACCGCACTGTCCATTTCTTCATTTTCCAATTGTTGTAATAAATCTTGTTTAACTTGCATCTTTTTAGAGAGTTTTCGCAACTATACCCCCCCTTTACTTAAAAAAATAAAAAATATATTTTCTCACCACCTCCCCCCGTTGAATGGTCCTCCTACTAAAAGCCAAACTTTTTGACCGGGGGGTGTTTAAGAAACTAATTCAAAATAAGTTTCAATGAAATCCAAAATAAAAAAGACTTCTTCACCAGAAATCTTTAGCATGTCTGTTGTAAATATTAAATTCTCTTCTTCTTGCAATCTTTCTCTAACATCATTAAGTTTAAGTCGTTTGCACTTTCTTGGGTTCACACAGTCTCTTATTTGGCAGTAACGCCAGTAAGAATACTTTCGGAACTGATTAAGCATGTCGCGTTCATATGACGTACGTTCGTCCTTCTCAGCGTATTGAATCATTAAGTCAGTATCAAATGTCCAACTACCATCCACAATTATCATAGCTACCACCGTTCCTCATTCATGAACTTAGGTTTACTATTGCTAATCATCTTATCCTTACCATCAGCAATGTTGTGGCAACGAACACAAAGGTATTCAAGGTTGTCTAAGTCTAAGGCAAGATGCGGATGCGTCTTAACTGGTTTGATATGGTTGACATCCATCTTCATCTTACGTCCACGCCTATCCAATGTATCTCGTGTCGTAACCTTTCCTTTCTGTTTGCAATGCTCACATTCATTCTTAGCTCGTTGAATTGCTTTTAATCGCAAAGCTCTCCACTCTTTAGACTTATAAAATTTCATAAGCTGATCTTCTTTTATAAGTTGGATAAGGTACTCTGTTCTCATTACCTCACTCCTATTTCGATTCCTGTATTTCTATTAGCACTTCTAACTCCTCAACAATCCAAGTTCTTTTTGGATAAGTGACTGGTGGTAAAGAAACATGCTTAGTAGTTTTTGTTACCTTATAATCTTTCCCAAGCTCATCTAGTGCATCAATAATCTTTAACAACTTTTCTTTATCCTCAATCCTTGTTATATACATTCGTGTCCCCCCTTATCTTTCTCTAACAAATCATCCAATAACTTGTTTATTAAACTTGTTATAACTTCTTCTCTATCCTCAAGGGATGTACTAACTTGTATCTCATCAAATAATTTACATACGCTAGCTAATCTCTCTAGTCCCACATATTTCTTTAATTTTTTTCTACTACGAAGAGCTTGAAGAATTATTCCAATAATCATCGCCTTTTCAAGCTTATTCAATTCCACTCTTCCATCCCCCTTACCTTTCCTTAACAACAAATAGGACGCCCCAAAATTTCAGTAGCGCCTGTAATAGTCCCTATTAGCATAATTATAATTGTTCACCTTTAATTACCCCTGCTGTTATTTTGTAATCTTCTACTTCTCCCCTCTCAATCAAGTGCTCAATCCCTTTTACTCCTTCATCGTTAACATGTAGAGTTACTCTTTTTAAAATTTGAATCACGTCATCCAATGTTTTAATTTTATTGGGATCAATCTTGTGCGAATATGTAGGTCTAAGGTGTATTTCATTTTTGTTTTTCACCGTCAATTTTTGTTCGTCCATCATTCATCCTCCTCAAAAATAAAAAGCATCCACTTGGATGCTTTTACTTTCTTATTGTTAAATCAAATGTAATTTTATTAACACTATCATCTACATCTGCAACATAATCATTTAACCTCTTTTGCACTCTTATAGTTTTATTAGATGTATTATATCCAATCTCCCTAATAAGTTGTATAAGTACTTCTGTTAAGTCTCCACCCAAATTTTCTTCTGCTGAACCATTATGTAAAAACGTAAAACTAATATCATCGCCAGTAGCTTGAAACTTTTCAATATCTGTACCTTCGTGATTAGAAAGTTTATAGATTACTAACTGTTCCTTTTCATTCACGCCACCTACACTAATTAATAATCTTCCTAATTGAGATGGTATTTTAGATATAAACTCTTTAATCTCTGGAACAATCTGTTCCAAAACATACCCTTGCTCCTTAAAAGGAAGAAACTCTAACAACATTTCGCACAATCCTTTTGAACCTGCAAAAGCAATATATTGATTCGGTGATATTTTTTTAAATTTCTTATAGTTCTTTTGAAGAATTGTTTTATCAGAAGTACTGGTAACTTGCCCATCAGTTACAACTGTTATAAATTTTTCAGTTTGTATAACAGATACAAAGCTCATCTTCTCACCTCTAATATTTTTATATGAAATAATCATATCATGTTTATAGGCTTAAGAATATATCTGTTCCATTCGGTAAATGAAGTTTTATTCTTCTCTCAGCTAACAACCACGACAGACACTATCGGCAAACTTATCAGGTTTCCCTCATTCCATCTACCTAGGATGTTGTTAGCTCAAAGAAGAGCAAAAGCTCTTCCTAATAACGGTACCATTCAATCATTACCATCTGCTGGTTTCGGATTTTATGTGCCATCATTATGAAACCGTTTAGACAACATATAGATTATAAAGGAACATTATGAGTTGTGTTTTCCGCCACTTCTCACAATACAAATATATCATGCTAAAAACCAAAACGTGTCCGTAAATCGTTCGCAAATAGTCCGCAGATAGTTCACGAATAGTTCGCGTTTTTGATTTATGTATTTTTTCACATCGTTTTTCAGCCTCTTTTTGCATAGTTTTGAATAAATATGTTCTTTAATCCTAAGAAATGAATTAGCTATAACCTGGATTGTGTTGAGTTAGCCTATCCTGTTTTTTCTTAGAGCTATCAAGGTTTCTAGTATTTCATCAAAATGAATTTGACACTTTCAGTTTAAAGCTAATTCAATAAGTGATAAAAAAATAAAGGAATTAGATTCTAAATTTCCTTTGATAATCATTTAATGTATCTTGTTGAATTCCTATATATCTTAAAGTCTCTTTCTGATCTGTATGATTTAACATCTGTTGTAAAGCAACTACATCTTTAAACTGTTTATAATGATGGTACCCATATGTCTTTCTAAGTGAATGAGTCCCAATACGTTCTAATCCAAATTCCTGCGCTGCTTGATTCAATATGACGTATGCCATCGATCTCGTAATTGGCTTGTTCTTACCATTCCTACTTTTGATGAGAAATTCATTCTTTTGCTTTCCTTTTGTATAATCTCTTAATGCTTTCTTTAAATCAGATGGCATCTTTACATCTTTAATCTTATTTGTTTTCTTTTCGCGAATAAAAATATTCCACCCTTCAACATCACGCACTCGCAATCGTAAAATATCTGAAATACGTAATCCTGTATTAATACCAAGAAGGAACAGAATGTAATTTCGTTCATTCTGTTCCTTGAAATATTCTTTTAGTTCTTTAATCATTTCTTTGTCTCTTATCGGCTGTACAATGTTCATACTACTTCTACCTCTTCAGTTTGTGCCTTCTGTTTATACACTTCTTTTCGCAAACTGAAAGCCAAACGTAATAAAGCTTTCCCTTTCACTTTATAATACGTAGTTCTACCTAATCTCACTTCATCCATTATGTCCGGATCGTAGCCCTTCTCTTCTTCCATATAATACATATGAATGATCTGTCTTTCTCTTTTTGGCAATCTGTTTACAGCTCTATGAACCCAATTCATAAATTTATCTCTAGCCATTTCATATTGTAGCCTTTCAATCGCTATGTTTTCTGTAGAACTGTTGAATTCATTTGTTACGGATGGAGGAACAATTGAATACGATGCAGTTACTTTTGGTAAGATGTCACTTGGCATTTGAGATAAATACATACGATACTCCTCAAATACTTTTTCAACTTCATTTTTTGTCTCTTCTTCATCTAAAACAGGCATTTTAAATGATAATTGTTTATTCATATTAAATTCCTCCATTTTTATTATTTTTGTCTTAATGCTCCACGTCTACGTTCATAACGCGGGCCACGAATCCCCATTAAATCTTCAATGTCACGAGTACTTAATTTTTCTTTTCGTTTTTTCTTATTTTTCTTCTTTACTTGTTTTGATTGCTTTTTCCATTCACGTAGCTGATCCTTTAACACCTTCATTTCCCCATCTCCCTTTTCAAAATAAAAAGGACACCTATTCCTAAAACAGCTTTCATTGCTGCTTTAATGAATTGGTGTCCTCTAGTTTTCTAGCCGGACTATATTCTGTTTGCTTTACTTTAAAAGGATTATTTTATTAAGTTTTGATTTTCGTAGATATTCCCCATTACTTCACCAACACTTATATCAATCATTCTTAAATGATCATCTTCATAATTGTTCTTATCATGCATATAGAACCCTGTTTCTTCCTCGTCCCATTTAATGATGTAAAACCAGCCGTCATACTCTACAATGTCGCCTTCATAAATCTCCTTACCGTTCTTGTCTTTTAAGCCTGTAAATTGTTGTGGTTCTAAGCAGGCCCACCAATTATCATCGTTAGGGCTTAAAATTCTCCACACATCGTTATCTTGGAATACACACTCACTAAAAATAAAATCCTCACCAATCAAACCGCGAAATTTAATTTCTCTCATTTTTCTCTACCTCCTGAATAAAACTCAATATTCCGTCAATACTGTAGACAACCCATTTCTTAACCTTTTCCATTACCCGAGCAGTTAGCTTTTGCTAGCTGCTCTTTAATTTGATTCACAATATACTTCTTTAGGCTCTTCCGCCATGAATTGATCGCCATTAAACCATTCTGCATATTCCCAACAAAACAGCGTAATATCAAACAATTCTCCTTTATCATCTAAACCTTCGTTGAAATTTACACCTTCAGGTAACAAACTTTCAATTACCTTTTTGTTATCTTCATTTAGCTTAACTAAGGCGTAATACAATATTTCCCCATCAGCATCATAATCGTATATTTCAAGACTATTTAATAGCTCTAACGCTTTTTGTTGATCCATATCCATTCCCCTTTTCTACAAAATGAAATTTTTATATTAATCCTCATCTAACGCCGTAACAGTTAAATAATTACGAGCTTTCTTTCTGCTGGCCACTCTCTTTCTATAAGCTGGCGTCTTATAAAATAGGGGTTCGACCGAGATACGTGTAAAAACAGGCCACAGACTTACTTTTATTTCCAAATCCCTTGGAATCGGGGTTTCTCTATTGTTTTTGAATTCATTATCATACACCCTAATCACACAATTGAAACAAAGTGTTTTCAGTAAGATTTTTTGCACCAGAACCAAAAATTTTTAACAGAGCTCTAAATTTTAGTGAATATTCTCACCTATCCATGAATAGATTTGTATAAAGTCCAAAATAAGCATCATGAAAGGGTGTTTTTTGTGAGGAATAATTACAACAATGTGAACTATGGCAATCCTAGAGAGTATCATGGATATGAAGAATCCCCAGGATATGAGGAATATCACGGATATGAGGAACCCCCAGGATATGAGGAATCCCCAAGATATGATAAGTATCCCGGATATACAACAATACCTCAGGGGAAATGTCCCCCGCCATGCCAATGTCCTCCTGGACCTCCAGGGCCTAAAGGAAAACAAGGATATCCTGGACCTCCAGGACCAGAAGGACCTCCAGGGCCTAAAGGAAAACAAGGATATCCTGGACCTCCAGGACCAGAAGGACCTCAAGGGCCTCAAGGAGAGCAAGGATATCCGGGGCCTCCTGGAGAGCAAGGACCATCTTTTACAACAACTGGAGCTTTTTTTGCTTTCCCTGATCATCAGACATTAGGTCCAGGAGATGCTTTTCAATATAATATTAGAGATTTTAATAATATTACTGAATCGTCAGGCGTAATAACTTTACCTTTTAATAGTAGGTTTCTAGTCATGTTCGAAACGGTGGGTACTAACATAGAACGATCAGCGGAGATTTGTGTCGTTGATGCTTCTCTAAATGGTGTTCGAATTCCCGGGACACGCACTGTGGTTCGTAATCATTTACATTCTCTTGATCCATTAGTTACAACAACGTTTATTGTTAATACAAATGAATCACAAAATTTATTACGCATATTTAGTGGACTTGACATTTATCGTACTTATGCATACACAAAATTAACAATTGTTCGCATAGCATAGAAGGCATCGGAAAACTAAAACAAGTACTCAATGTTATGAATCAGAAAAATAGCTGAACATGTAATAGATAACGATTAAATCCATACTAACGGGGCTGTTTATTTTTTGATGTTTGTAACACGGTTGATTTAATTTTTCATATAATCCATCTAAAAAAATCCTATATAAAAAAGCATCTTTCGATTAGGAAAGGTTCTGTTGGAAACAGCAGAGCCTTTTTTCGTGGTTTAAAAGTATTAAGACAAAGTGAAATTTTTATTAGAATTACTCACCCATGGCCTTATATTTTTCAAATGTCCCATTCTTCCTCAGAACATTTACAATTTGCCTAATCGTCGTTTCTGTTCTACCTAGCGATAAAGCAATCCCTTTTACCTTTCCGAACCCATAGTACTTGCATATGTAGGCTAATTCTTTCGTTGTGTATTGCTTCTTATGATTCGGGTGATAATCGGGATGGTACTTCATTCTGCCTTGCGAATCATATTGAACTTCCATCCTGATCACTTTCCTTTCAAATGAAGTTTTTGTTACATTACATCTGAACCATCGATTGCCCCTATTTCCGCTTCACAATCCTCTTCTGACCAATCCTTAATCATATTCCACGGATAATTCATTTCAACCAACATTCTTTTATTTGTACCTGGCTTTGTTTCGTTATATCCTTCATTAAATCTTGACCAATTCATATTCCATACTTCTGCACCGATTGAGAAGAAACGATCTGTTAGCTGCCACTTAATCCCTTCTCTCTTATGTTCAATAACCGCGCCATTTTTATTAATCCACTTATCTCCAACCTCAGTAACTGCTAACATTTTTTGAGTAGTTTTCATTTTCCATTCTCCTTTTCTAATAAAATAGCGTTTTTGTTTAGTTTCCTGTTATCTTATCGAACAATTTGATAGTGAATCCTATAGGAAGTAAAACGAATGTACATATAAACATTCCCAGTAGAAAATATCCGATATTTTCATAGTTTTCCCTTTGGTAAAAATCACGTACTTTTAGATTTACCATCGTTTTTCCTCCTCGCTAAGTTCCTTGATAGTCCGAACCATCCAAGCAAAACTGTTTACTTCAACTAATACGGATTTTGCTTGTACCAAACTAGCGTCACATATCAGTTGTAACTTTTCTTTTGTTGTCATTTCCGTTTGCTCAATTATTTTTTCCCAACCCATTTTGTCTCCCCCAATCAAATAAAGATTTTGTTTAGTTTTCTCTAACTGCATTTACTGCAGCTTCACAAACTCCAATACCGAAACGCTCCTCGATAAATAGATCACCTTCCAATTTGATGTACCAGTATCCATTTTCATTTTTGATTTCTAATGTATAATCATCTTCATTTAATTTATCTGCAACTAATGCTGCGTCATTGATTGGATCAAACTGCTCAATTGGCATATCGTGAAATGCTCGTCCATCTTTCCCCCAATGACCATCTATCTTTTCCCAACCCATTACTTCTTGAGCAACAACTTCACTTAATTTTTCAACTTCGTTCAAATTCTCAAACGAGATCCAAGTATCTTCAAAATGAGCAACGAAATTTCCTTCGATAGCGCTGTACGTAATACACCCAATTCGCCATTCACTACCATCGTGCGCAACTATAGAATCATATTGTTTTAAAGCTTCTCCGTTCTTATCAACCGCATTTACTTCAATTGCACCTTGTTTCCACATTTCTTTCGCTTTTTCGATATTAGACATCTCTCATTCTCCCCTTCGTTTTAAAATAAGAATTTTGTTTTAATACCCTACACAATCCTCACACCAATACAAAATTTTGTTTTTATAACTCCAATCATTTATGCCTCGGATGTGGTTTATGTTTAATTTCTTGTCACATAAGTAACAAGTTTTGACTTTTGTTTTCCTCCATCTTTGTTTCTTCATCGCCGCTCCCCGTTTCTTATTCAAATAACTATTTTGTTAAAGTTTAATAGGTTCTCTTAATTTAACTGGAGCTGTATGATAAATTACTTCTTCACATTCTCCTAATGTATTTATAACTACATTCC